CGGTAGACCTGGTCGGTCGCGTGACCGCCAGAGTCGACGGCCGCGCACTCGATCCGCAGCTGACGGCCGCTCTCGTGCGTGAAGCGCCGGAGCAGCTGCTGGTCGAGCTCGAACCAGACCTTCGGATCGTTGACCGGGTCGCCGAAGATCTGGCGGTGCTCGATCAGCCACGACTCTTCTGCCACTCCCCAGCCCCACACGCTGATCTCGAAGCGATCGTCGTGGACGTCGACGCCGGCGGTGAGGATCCCGACCCCGTTCGGCACCTCGCCGCGCACCGCACATGGCTCGAGGCGCTCCATCAGCGGATCGGCATCCGCGCCCGAGCCGCGATCCTCATAGGTCTCGGCGAGCTTCGTGTTGATGAAGGCCTTCAGCATCAGCGGATTGCCCTGAGCGTCCTGCCACGCCCGCGCGAGATCCGCCCAAGTCGTCCACCCAATGGGTGCATACATCGCGCTCAGGTGATAGCCGGTCCGACCGTCCTTGCCCTCGGCGGTCGGCCGCCACTCCCCGTGCTCGAGCATCCACGTCTTCGCGTCTTCGTCGATGAACGCGCCGCAGCTAAGACACACGAGCGCCGCCGTCTCCGGCTGCCCCTCGTCCCAGCGGATGTTCTCCCAGCGGATCCAGTCGTAGGCCTTCGCGGGATCCGCATCCGGGTTGCAGTGCGGGCACGGCAGGAAATAGTGGCGCTGGTCGGTCTTCAGGAACTCGCGCTCGATCAGCGAGCCGCCCTTGTAGGTGGGGGTGCTGATCTTGAGGAACTTGGCGTTGTCGTAGGTGGCCGCGCGGTTGCTCGCGAGCGTGACGGGGTCGCCCTCGTCGCCGACCTCGATCGGGAACCCGTCGAGATCGTCCATGATCACGAATCGGGCATCGAGCTGACGGAACGCGTTGCCCGAGTTCGCACCGCGCAGCCGCAGCATGCCGCCCTTGAACCGCTTGTTGAACGTGGAGTTGCTCGAGTTGCGCGAGCGCGCCGTGGCGACTGCGTTCCGGACCACCTCCGTGTTGTCGATCATCGGATCGAAGGTCGAGCGGACGCGATCCTGGACGAGCTCACGGCTCGGGCAGTAGAAAATCGCCGGCCCCAGACCGTTGGCCATGATGTAGCCGCAGAACGTCGCGGCGACCTGGCTGCCGCCCATCTGCGCCGGCTTCATGACGGTGAAATCGCGGGTCGGATCCATCACCGAGAGCCGCTGTAGCAGCTCGCGCCAGAAGGGAACCCGATCGGTGCGCCAGGGCCCGTGCTCGCGGGCCTCCTCGGGCGCCAGGATCCGGTACAGATCCGCCCAGGCATCGACCGTCAGCTCGGGCTCGGGGGCCAGACCCTGCAGGTAGGACTCGACGACGATGTCGAATGCGGAGCTCACGCGGCCACCTGGTGGCGGCGGCGCGCGGCCGCGCGGCGGCGCGCGCGCGCCTGCTGGCGCATGCGTATCCGCCGGCGAGCGCAGAGGAGGCAGCGCTGAGCGCGGTAGCCGGCGCGGAAGCGGCGGCCACAGTCTGGCTCGGCGCACCAGAGCCATCGGTACCAGGACAGCGTCCGCATCCGGGGCGGACGCCGGCCGATCGCGAGCTGCTCGAGCGGACACTTTTCCCCGGGGCGCAGGCCCTGGGCAGCGCGCCGGCATTCTCGGCGCAGACGATGACGGCGCGCCGCGGCGGTCCGGCGGCAGGGTGCGTGGTAGCGCTGGGTGCGCGAGGCGTCGACGATCGGTCGGCCGCACATGACGCAGGGACGCGTCCACGTGCGCGTCACGATGCCTTCCCGGTGAGGCCGGCGGCACGTGCGCGGGAGACCGCGTCACGCCACGCCAGCGAGCGACGCGAAACCTCGACGGCGCCCAGCTCGAGCGCACGACGTCGCAGCTTCGGCGACAGATCGAAGTGCACCACCGAGGTCTTCTGGAGCCACGACTCCTGCATCCCGAGCTGGCGCACAGCGAAGTCGAGCAGCTCCTCGAGGGAGGCATCGGACCAGCAGTGGCACGCGTAGCCGCCGCGCCACGGGGCGCCGCATGCGGCCAGCTCGTCGACGTAGATCACGAGGCCGCTCCCGCGCTGGCGCCGGCGGCATCCGTGGGCCGCTCGAGCGGCGTGCTGGAGAGCCCGTCCATCACGCGCCGGTTCTCCTCGCGCAGGATCCGCTCGATCTCGCGCCGCGGCTTGCCCACGAGCCTGGCCGAGACCCGGGAGAACATGGCGTCGATGGCGTCCCGCGTGCGGCGGCCGAGCTCGAACTGGGCGAGCCGCACCTGGTCGGCGTCGATCTTCCGGCCGAGCAGCTCGTCGAGCTCGAGCTGCTCGCGGCGGGCCCGGATCGTCTCGCGCACCGCGCGCGCGTGGTGGTAGTTCGGCCCGCGGGACTCCGGCGCGCCGCCGGCGCCGGGGTCCCCCGTCACGGCTCCGGTCGCCGAGGGGCGCGTGGTCGCGCGCCACATCGCCTCAGCCTCCTGAACGCGGATCCGCCCTCGCTCGACTGGCGTCCGACCGTCCGCGATCGCCTTGTAGACCGCCTGTGGACTCACGCCCATGTGCGTGGCGAACTCCCTTGCGGTCATCCACTCGGTCAGCGTCTGCGTCACGGGCTAGGCCTTCTTCTCGCGACCCCGGATCGCCTTGTCGGTGATCGCCGTGATGGCCTCGGGCAGGCTCACGCTCCCGCGCCGGCCGTTCAGCCAGGCGAGGAACTCGTACCAGCGGGCCTTCTGGTCCTCGTTGTCGAACTCCAGCATGTACAGGATCTTCCCCGCGCGGCCCGCGGTGCGGCCCTCATCCGCCGGCGCCTCGAGCTCGCGCTGGTAGCCGCGCAGCTCCTCGTCGGTGAAGCCGGTGACGTCGATGTCGAAGGCCTCGGCCTTCAGGTCCGCGATCTCCTCGAGCAGGAGCTTCGCGTCCCAGCCCGCGTCCTGCGCCAGGCGGTTGTCGGCGAGCAGGAAGGCTCGCAGCTGCGTCTCGGTGAGGTCATCGCGGACGATCACCGGGACCTTGTCGAGCCCGAGCCGGCGCGCGGCCATCAGCCGTCCGTGGCCGGCGCGGATCTTCCCGCGGCCGACGAGGATCGGCTGGGTGAACCCGAACTCGACGATGCTGGCGACCAGGTCCGCGATCTGCTGTGGGCTGTGCGTGCGCGGGTTGCGCTCGTATGGCTTCAGCTTCTCGATCGGCCAGAGTTCGACCCGGTTGATGACGGTGATGCCGGTTGCGGCGGCTCGGCTCACCGATACGCCCCGCCTGACTTCGTGGCGATGCTGGCATTCGCGGTCATCCGCGCTTCCCGGAGCAGGCGCATTGCGGCTGTCCGGTCCGGCGAAGGCGGGCACTCGTTGTGGATCACGAGCGCCGCGGCCTTACACGCCGCGCTGACGCGTTGGTACTTCGCAGCCTGCTCGGGCGTCGGGGCGTGGTACGTGAACAGGTCGTCGATGATCTGTTCGGGCGTGGTGCTCGTGTCGTTCGCGTGATCGTTCATCATGGCGTCCTCCTTGTGGGTCGTCGGTGACAACCAAATCTGTTGTTCGGTTGTCACCACTCAAGCCGCTGGCGGCACGTGCGTTGCGCCGAAAGTGTCAACCGAATCTGTCAACCGATTTTGTGCGCCGATCACTGGCGAAACCACGGGGTCGCCGTCACCCGCATGGAGACTGGGGGAAGGACCCGTGAATGCCTCACGCGTGGCACATGCGATGCGCTCGTCCTCCTCCTCGCGCGCGATGTCGCTGCGCGTGTACTCAGACTTGCACGCGAGGCACAGCCACGCGCTGCGGCGCGCGCAGTAGTACGCGCGCGTTCCTCGTGTGCCCGTCGAGTTGCCCGGTGATCCAGTGGGGATCTCCTCGAAGCAGAAGCTGCACGTCTGAATCGATCGGACGAAACGGACGGGCGTCCACAGCTCCGCTGGATAGCCGAGGCTCATGACGTCCTCACCCTCAGGAGCGCTGCGCTGACCTCGCTCTCGATGTCGTCCTTCGCCCATCGCAGCGCGATCGCCTCGGCCGT